TGACCATCAGAATATGCCTTTGGGAAATAACAATCATTACCATCAGTTAATACTTTTCCTCTAATATCACCAACAACTGTAAATCTAAGTTTAGCAAATTCTGATGCTGGTATTTCATTTAATTCTTTATTAAAAATATTAGTTGTGTACCATTCATCAGATCTTTCAATATTCAATGTAGAATCTGCTAATTTAATAAATTTATCAATTGCTCTTGTTGGTTTATAAGAATTTAAATCACATGTAGAACATCTTTTTTCTGTGCTACTGTATCTTTTGTTACCACCAGATAAACAATTACTTTCTCTTAAGAAGTCTGAATCACCAAAATCTATTGATGTTCTTGTTGTTTTACAATTAGCAAACCCTGTGGATTCTGTTTGCTGTGATGGTAGGAAATTGTTTATGGATAGTGTTGGATTTAGAGGAAGTATTTGTTCTCTTGTTAGTTTTAATCCTGCTGCTATAATTTGTGCAGGATCGTATATTTGATAATATTTTGCCTTTGGTGTTCCTGCTTCAAAACCAGTAAATGTCCATACAGAACCAAACTCTACTTCACCATAAAGTGAAAGAGGATTTGCTCCTGTTTCTCTTGCAAGATCACCTACTTGCCAACAACCAACAACTTCACCATTCTCACAACTTACAGCACATTGGAATAATCTATTTGCACCATGACATGGTTCTAAACCAAGCCAAAATCCACTCATAGCAAAAAATTTATTATAACTTACCTCTCCGTTTAATCCTGGAAATGCTCTCCAGCCATAATCCGTTACACCATTTAAATCTATATCTTTAATATATCTTTTATATTCAACATATGCATCTGAATAAAAATAATCTGTTCTGCCAGACTTTATATCATTATCTACTATGGGCATTCCACCACCCCAATCAGAATTTCTATCTTCTGATATCAAGTTATCGATATCATAATTAATTCTTTGTAGTAGAACATCTGCTAAACATGTTAATTTTCTACTTTTGAATGGCTCAAATAATGGTTTTTCACATTCTCCACAACTAGGAGCATAATTAAATCCTTTTGTATAATCAGTGCAACCTAAAGATGTACAGCGATTAAAACTTGCTTGATAACTAGGATCTCTATGTGCAGTTGCCTCCAAAATATCCTCTGGAGTTATGAACTGTGCAATAGTTATTTCAGTTCTAGAATCCATTCTAGCCTTAAAGACTGGAGTGGTTTCTTCTACTGTTACATAAAATGTGCTTAGATTTACTGATGCCATATTATCTTGAAATTGCTGGAGTTACTATGAATCTTCCTTGTAAAATTCTAAAAACAACTGTTCTTGTATCTAAACCTTCAGAAATCATTTCATAATTTGGTGTACCAGTTGTTGGCATAATATGGTATATTAATTCTAAATCGTATAAGTAATTACCATAATTTATTCTTTTTGTTACAAAAGAAGATAATGATATTTTTATATTTGCTGTTTGTGTTGCACCTGGATTTGATAAACTCAAAACTATTGGTGTTGAGCCAGTTGGTTTCCAACTTTCCCCATATAAAGATACTGCGGAGGAATCTCCTGTGCCTATTGAATTCAATTCAACAATACCAGCATTAATAGAATTTCTAACTTGCATTTTTGCAAAAACACCAACATCATAATAACCACTGCCATCTTCTTTTGCAAAAACTTCTTCAAATCCTTCTGGGATTAGAATTGTATCTTTTAAATCTACTAGATTGTTTTCTGCGTCTTTAAACTTTAATTTTAGTTTAAAACTAGTACCTTCTTCGATTGATATATCATAATAGGCTGCTGGCATCGAATTTCATTCCTCCTAAATTAGTAGCAGGTTGAGCACTTGCTCCTGTATTTATACCGGCTTCTTGCCCGCCTGCTGGTGCTTCTCCTCCTTGAGGAGGCATCATATTAGGAGTACCACCCATCGCTGCCATTTCGGATTGTTGTTGTTTTAATAATTGAATTTGTTGTTCTTCTGCAATCTCTCTATCCATTTGTGAAATATCTTCATCTGTTTGACGGAGAAGATTCTTTCTTAACCATCTATCTGAATAGAATTTACCAGAATAATCTGCAGCATCTCTAAGAATTGCAATACGATCTCTTAATATTTCGGCTTGCTTGGATTCTGCAAAATATGAATCTGTTGCAAATTTGAAATTTATTTTTTGTTGTATTATTTTCCAATCCTCATCACTCATTACTTGTTTTGCTAATAATTGAGTTCTGAGGAAGTTTAAAAATAATTCACTGAATTTTACTCTAAGTCTATTTACAAATTTAGAATATTTTAATTCATCACGCGTGATTTCAGATGCACGACCCATGTTGAAACCATTTTCTGCTTGTAGACGACTTGTTGGTATGTTTAATGCTTTATATAATTTCTTTAAAAAGTATTCAACATCTGCCATCTCTCCTAGGTTTTGACCACCAGGAAGAGTGCTAATTTCTGTACCACGACCACCTTCACGGCGAGGTAACCAATAATCTTCCAACATGCTCATGTGTTTACGATCATCACGGAGTTCTCCGGTATTTGCATCGTAAACAATTTTATTACGGAAGCGATTCATTTGATCGCGTAAATATTGTTCTGCTTTATTCTTTGGTAGAGAACCGACATCGATATAGAATACACGACGCTCTGGTGCTCTAGACCAACGATAAATGACAGTTGCATCCTCAACCATTCTAAGTAGGTTAAGTGGTTTAATTGCTTTATGCAACCATCCTACAACTCTCTTACTTGAATAATCAAACAAACCAGAATGTACATAATTAATACTATCTGGAGATATTCTCAATCCCTTTGTATCATAAGGATTTAATTTTTCATAATTTGAGAATACATAATATTCATCTACACCTTGAAGAATCGGTACATTACCAAGTTTCATATCTCGTTTTACTTCACGAATCTTCTTTATCAATATTGGATCAATAAGACGAACTTCTTTTAGACCCATAGTGGGATCTTCGTGTAATATATGATGATAATATAATCTACCATCAATATACCATCTTCTAAAAATCTCTTGTCCCTTTCTATTAAAATCTAAAAGATTTAAAATATTTTGGAACTCATCATACATTATTTGTTTAATTTCTTCTGGGAAGTCAACTAATTTATCCAAATCTAATTGGACAAGGAATCCCTTTGCATCTTCTGTTATGGCTTCATTTACAACATCATCGATTGCCATATCTACTTCGGCATTCAATGACATCTCACGATATTTTCTAATTAGATCAACATCTGCCTTAAGAGTACCGTCCAAGTCAATATACATGCCCTGGAAGCCGCCAGATTCGACCACACTTGCACCATCTTCAAGGTTTTTTGGTACAAATGACTCTACCTTGTCAGGCTCTTGTTTTTTACCAAATGTAAATCCAAATATCTCAAACGCCATAATAAAAATCCTTATTTAAACAACCAAGAAATTCTTGGTTTAGGTTCCAGGTACTCGGCTGGTAGAAATACCAAATCCGAAACTACCTGTATTTATACCGAATGCTGTTGAGTTTAATCCACCACCAGCACCCACACCCACGCCACCGTTTGGTCCAAATACTCCAACATTTGCTCCTGAGCCAAGACCACCACCAAATCCTGGGATTCCGAATGCTGCACCTGCTGCACCTGCTGCAACACCGCCTGGACCAATTGTAGAACCAGGAACACCTGCTGCTTGGATTGGATATCCTGAGCTTGTTACAAAGTATGAATATTTGAATGTTACTTGGAAATCTGAAACAGTATCGTTTTGATCATATCCTAATTGTACTGCTGCAATGTTATCTGGCCAAACATCAAAGAATTGATACCATTTAACTACTGAATAATCTCTTGCTAGTTGTGCCACTACTGCTGTACCAAATGCTGCTCTTGGATTTGGGAATGCTGTTGCATTTCCAGCATATGTGTTAAATGCTTCACTCCATCTTTCGAATGCACTTCTTAGTGTCATGCCTTGATCATTGATAATATCAATAGTCCAGTCTTCAAATTGACGATCACCGGGATACTTAGCCATGCGACCTAAGTATGGAACATTTACTTCACCTAAAATTGATGAAGGTAAAGTTGCTGCCTTGCAATAAAATTGCAATACTGGTAAGGCACCGAGGATTGGACAAGACAAATTTACAGAATATAGATTTGGTCTTGAGCCGCCGTCGAAGTTTGACATGAATGAGTTGATTGACGAATTAGCGATTGACATTTTTTTTAAATCTCCTTGATCCTCTTTATTTATATGCCTTTTTTATAATTAACCACCAAATTCAGCGAATGTTACTCCTGTTGGTGTAGCAACGAAGTTTAGACGGATGAAGTTGATACTTCTTGCTGGTGCAACAAAGATATC